AATAAGAGAATAAGGGAGTGTGCACAGAGTTGTTAAATTGTAAGTGTCTATTAAAGCTAATTCGGTGTTGTTAAGTTTAATAGTTTTTATGTTATTTGATATTGACCGTTTAGCTGCCAAAGGTACCCAGTTACGAACGGTGAACTGTTATCATAAACCACCACATCGCCACTTGTAGATGCAAAAGTAGTTGTTAGAGCCTTTCCGGTTAAAGCAAGCTCTCTACCTACTCCAACTGAATAATTGTCTACAGGGCGGTTAAAAGGTAAGGTAAAACGGCCAAACCCACTAGCCGTACCAGCGTTTATAATATTTATTCGAATATTATATGTAACAGTATTGTTATTTACGTTATAGAGACCTGTAGCTGTGTAGCTGTTTATAGTTCCAGATGAACTTGAAACTATTGGAGTAAATGTAAGCCACTCTGATGAACTTATTCTATACGGATCATTTAACAGTGGTTGTCCGTTGCCTCCTAAAGAAACAATTTTATTACCAACAATAATTTTTGATGTATCATTTGATACTGATATCGCATTTTTAGAAGTGTTAGAACTATTCCAATATTCTAAAAATAAATCAGAACAAACAATAGTTGAATTGTTACTTATAATTTTTATAGCCTCATTCTGTGTAAATGACGATCTAAAATTTGTAAGTTGTAAATATGTATTGTTTGCTGATACAAGCACGGCATTCGTTGATGATAAACCCCCTATATACGTGCCAAAGGTATAGCCATTTGTTAATTGTGCGGTTGTACCTGCTCCATCTATTAAAACAGAAACATCCCCTATTGCATCTGTTGCATAATTGGTTATTAAAGCTCGGGATGTAACACCGTTTGTCCCTTGACCTAATCTTATACCATACTTTGATGCAAAAGTAAAGTAATTTGTTATATTTGGGTTATCACAGCGGAGTAAGTCTAAGCCAATTAAATTAGATCTTGTGTAGTGATGAACATTACCGTTATCTAAATAAAATGGCCATAAATGTACATCATTAAACCGACATACATCATAAGCTGTTTCGACCTGAATACCTATATTAAATGGTTGAGACTTTAAGCCGTTAATTGTATGTCTACCGCCCTCTCTCTTATATTGTATACCTTTTGTAGGATTTTGCAGTAAAAGATTTTCAATTACAGTGTCAATACAGCCATCAAAAACAAGATCGAAATCGTATGCACTTGGTGCCCAGTTTACTGAAATCCATGGCTGATTACGGTATGTTCCAAAATCTTTAAAGACGCACCCTGCAAATTCAACAGTGGCGCTTAAACCAACCCCAGTGTGATCAAAGTATAGCCACGAACCCTGCCTGTTATTTGTAAATGTTGTTGCCCATGGAGAACTTATAGAACTACCCGTTCCATACAAATAAACGTAACTTGAAAGGTTAATTGTAGATGTTAATCTATAACTGGCATTTGTTGATGGTAAAAATACTTTTTTAGTATTAGTTATAAGCGCAGCATTTATAGCAGCCTGAATAGCAGCCGTATCATCAGTAACTCCATCACCTTTAGCACCGAAGTCTTTAACGTTAATAACATCTGCAAACCGGTCTTGTAAGGTTCTAGCAGACAAAGTGCCGGTTGCTGTTATTGATGAAACACTTAAAATAGCTGTTGTAAGCTGAGTAAAAGCTGTAGATGAAACAGAATTAAGTTGAGTTCTTGAAGCTAAAACATTCCCGGTTATTTTTCTAACATCTCCTGATCCGGTAACAAGAGGTAGTTGGTCAGTAGGGTTTAGACTAGATTGTAAAGTTAAGCTACCAATATTTTTAGTGGAGTACGTGCTTTGCTGAACAAAGTTGTCAAGTGTAACTTTTCTTGTAAGACCAGCGTTTGCAATAGGTAAAAAATCCGAAGTATTAGGAGTCGTTATTTCAACAAGGTCTATGATTTTTTTATCAGCCATATATCTTATTTATTCGTAAAACCTACCTCCATCGTCGTCGATAAGATACCCGGTACCGGTTTCATCATCATATATGATATAATTTAGTTCAGGTGGTATGACGAGTATTACATTGATTGTTAGGTTGTAAAATGCAGGGCCTACATTATTTGTAGCTTTAAACGTAGCGTTGTATGTAGCTGTTTGGCGAGGTGGTGTTCCTGTTATAAGTCCAGAAGAAGATATGTTACCCCATGACGGAAAACTAAAAGATGTAAAAGTTGCCGGACCGTTAATAGGTGTGCATTGAAAGTTTAATACATCGGTATAAGCAGAAGGTGTGGTGTATAAGGTTATAAACAAATCTTGAACTATAACTGGAGGTTCTTGTACTACAGTATCAGGGACAGTGTTATAAACGGTAATAGTATCTAAAGCAGGTGTAGGTAGATTGATAATCTTAAATTCAATTAACGTGTTTTTATTTTGATTATTTTTACCTAAAATAGAAGCTGTATATTCTTTTTTAAGCGTATTATAAGATAAGGTTGGTGACTGAGCTTCTATTAAGCCTAGGCTAGATAAACTGTTAATAGAAGTTATATCTTCTGTTAATAACGGAAATACCTTTTTAAAGTTTTGAGTGTTAAGATTTAATTGATAAAATTCTAACAATAGTATATTATTGTTAACACCACCTATAGATTGTATAACTTGTTTTTCATTTGGATAAAACCAAGTTTCCCCAGCTTTTGCAAACGTAAAACTCGATAGGCTTGTACTAGTTAGTTCCCGGTTAATAGAGTTTGTAGGTGGCCATATTAAAGATATTTGTCGTGCTTCATCAGTTAAGCTAAAAATATTATCTGTGTTATAGTCATAGACAAGTTTTTCAAATAATACTACACCAGATAATTCAATCAGCAAAGTATCAAAGAACATATCTATTTTACGGACTCCGGTGCCAGTTAATTCTTTGCTAAATGTGGTTCCAACATAACTATCGTATACACCTGCTAAGGCTTTTGACCCGGGTAATACAAATTGTGAGTTTTTACGTACCCAAATTTCCCCTCCAACGTTTTTTCGTTCAGTTGTTGATACATTCTTAATACTTTTATAAAGACCGTATTGGTTACCGAATATATCTGTTACCCAGTTATCGACTTGAAGATCGACTTGTTTAAGAACCTGCGCATCAGCCCAGTTGCTAACTTGTAGTTCCCCAGTATAAGATACGGGATAGTTTTGTAAATCTCCCCATTCAGAATCTTCTTTGCCTGTCCAAGGAGTCTGACGAGATGTGGGATTCAATAAACCAATAGTTAACTGGGGGTTACTTTCATATCCAGATTGGTAAGGAATAAATTTTTGATACTTTTTAAATACATCTTTTTTAATAGTACCGGCAATGGGTCCAGCTATAGTAGGTTCTTTTAACCATATATTATTTTCTTCAACTTTTTTACACAGTGAAGATTGATCTTGTAATGTAAAGCCTCTTCCACCAGTTTTAATATTGATGTCGTTGAAGTACTGAGCTTGTATTGCCCCGGTTACACATAACGTTGTAGTATAGTCTTTATCAAGATATACCGATATACCAAGATTGTTAGGGGTAAAGAATCCACCGATTTCTGAAACTTTATGTAAATCTTCTACTGTAGGAAATGCTGCTACTGTTGGGTAATATTGATTTGATAAATTAGCCCATGGAGCTACGGGTGTAATTGCTAATAACGCAGAAGGTGCTTCATAAGCTGTCTGTGCGGTTTCTGGTACAGCGGTTATACTCCATGCAAAAGAATTTATAGCATTATAATATATTTCAACAGGTTCGTTGTCTACAAAATTTTGAATAACAATATTTGATGCAGATGTAGTTGGCTGTGCTACTAAATCATTTGTATAATTGTTTAATAGATAATTTAAATTAGAATCAACTGTTGTGTTAAAGGTTAAACTACACCATTGTTTTTTATTAATAGTGTTTATAAATTCTACAGGCTGGGACCAAACAATACGGCTCGGATATTTTCGTATATATTCGACGTAGGTACCAATATTAAAAACAATATCTGAAATTTCTGGTTGAGTTAATATGTTATAACCGTCAACAAAACGTTGCGGGGTACCCCAAGACAGAATAGTTTTATACCCGGTATTTTCATCTTTATTGATATAACTTTTAGCCCAGAATGGTCGAGCTCCTTTATTTTGTAAATTAATGAAAGGGTTTGCAGTGCCTGTATTATATTCCCAACCAAAAAGAGGAACATTTAAAACAAACCCTGGTGCCTGTAACGGATAACTTGTTAATGTAGGTACTTGTATTGTGTCAGGAACAACTGTTAACGCAGGTATATTAGTAAAACGGTAGTATCCGGAAGTAGAAGCCGAATAACTTCCAAGACCGAGTTGAGTGGCGGAAACTGCAGTAACAGAGAATGTATACAACCCAGTGGATTGAGGGGTAAAAGTAACTGCTCCAGCATTTCGAAATATTGTTAAGGGTAAATTAGTACCGGAAACAGACCACTGAAATATAGATAAAATGTTATTGATGCCTATTGCCGGGTATTGAGAGTTGCTTATAGGTTGTAAAAAAGTTTGAGAGGGGTAGCTAAGAACTACTTGCTGTTCGGAATTAAGTGAAATATAATCAAAACTTGTCCATATAGATCCTCTGTTTTCTGCAATATCGACAACTTCTGTTGTAGTACCTGTTAAATTATAAAACGTGGAATCAAAGCGGCGATAGAGTAATAGATCACCGGGGTAAATTACCATAGATGATTTTTCTTGAGTGCTGAACCAATTATTTTCAGTATCTTTTATTCCTTTAATCCAAATTGGGTTAGTAGATGTGTTATAAGAATGTCTTATAACGAGTTCTGGAAGTTGAAAAGTTTCTTTATTCTCTTTTTGCACTCCAGCACGGTAATACATATATTTCTTACCAGTACGAAGATAAAATTTATTGTCTTGAGCACTGCTACCCGAATACCAGCGACCATTACCCCATTCTATTTTCTGATTAGTTTTATACCAACAAAAAGCAGAACTCGTTGTATAGAGTGAACCTGAATCGTCTTTCCAAGTTGTTAAATCAAATTCAGACGGAGAAAAGTTATCTTCAACTATAAAGTCTGCAAAAGAGCTATTATCTGTATAAACACTACCTGGGTGACCAAAAGGGGTAAATAAAACTTGTTTACACGTACATAAATTTGTATTTTTATATGTTGTATTTGGTGTTGTAACAAACTTACAATCTGGTTGATGATTATTTGATTTAAAAACTGTTTCAATATCTGTTGTATCAGGGCCATTCCAAACAAAATAAGAGTAAGAATCAGCATTAAAAATGCCTTGTAAACTTTGTTGAGAAATAACAATAATATTATTTTGAGGTATGTTTATATTATTGCCTGATAACCAACAGCACTCGTAGGCATCTTCTATAGAATCTTGATAGTTACGTATTTTGTAAATAACATCGGCTCCTGAAATTGCTGTATTTGCTATAGCTTGAGGTATAGATAGGCTAGATACAGGCACAGGGGCACAAAAATCAGATATATTTTTAGGGAAATAAGTTGGAAAATCAGTTTCAGTATCTATTTGTTGAAATGGCCAGTATATAACAGTATTGCCGTTTTGTTTAATAGAAATGTCTGTTTTTGACATTTTGTATAGCCAGGCTTGTTTTTCTTCATCTGAATAAACCGATTCACTGTATTGTGGGGTTGTTAGCCAGACTCTTATCTTGTCAGCTTGATTATAATCTTCACTTGCAAAAGCTTTATTACCTATAAGAGAGGTATCATTAATAGAAAGAGGGGTTATTGCTGAAAGTGTTATATTAGTTGACCAATAAACATTTTCTACATTTTCTTTTGTTGTAGAATCTAGATATAAAAATTGTGGATTTGTTTTTAAACCATATCCAGTCCAGTCAATGCCTTCAGCTGATAAACCAAACCCCGGGAACGGAAAACGAAAACGGGTTGTAGAAGAAGCATTAAGAGTTGCTTCCATTGTTTGATTAGTATTTTCTGTTAATATATTTCTCAACCACGCACCTTCTACCCCTTGTGTGGTTTTAACAAAAATAGTATCTGCTATTTCTAAACTCGAACCAGCGGTTGCAACAGTTTCTAATCCTAAATTTTGAATAGATACAGAATTATATCGAGGTAAGGATTTAGCTTGAGAGGGATAAACCCCTGTTGGCCAATAAAAGAAATTATTACCTTGATTTATAGTTATATCATAAAAATCTTTTTGAGTACTGATACTTTGAGTACTTGATATATATTTTTCAAATCCGAGATATTTTTCAGTAAGTTGATTTGATAGTTCTGTTAAATCGGTTCCTACAATACTAGTGTAATCTGCTGATAGAGGGTTAACTCCGAGTTTGTAAATCCATTCTGCAGATGTTAAAAGTAAATTTTTAGTTTGTAAAAAATTTAATACTTCCGGGTCAGTAACATTGTAATAACTTGAAATGGGTACAGTTGGTGAATGATCAAAATAATTGTGGGAATCGTAAAGTTCTTCTATTTCTACTGTTATAGTGTCTTTAATAGAACTTAATGCAGGGACATTTTTCCAAATTGATGCAGGTATAGCTATTGATGTGTTTGGTTTTTGTGTATAATTTGTTAAAATAAATTTTTGTAATTGTTCAATAATACCTTCACTGGTACCGGTTTGATTGTATTTTAATCTTGCATGTTTTAGTGTTTCGCGAAGTTGTAAATAATATAAAGATATATCTTTAAGTTTTTTAGCAAAATAAGGTATTGCTAGTAACAATTCTCTTTCATCATTAACATTAATATTGTTATACCAATTTTCAGCTTCTTGTTGGCTAAAAAATAATTGTAATTGCTTTAATAAGGCTAAGTAATTAAGTTTTAATTGTAATTTTGTATCGGTTACTTGTTCATTTTTATTTCTATACCAATTAACAAGATATTCATTATATTGTTTAAATTCTTGTCCGGGTATAATGCCTTGATGGGAGTTATACCATTCTTTGTATGAGAATGGTTGATTTGTATCATCTGTTGCTGATGATATAAAAATAGGTCTTGCGTACCTTTGTAGAAGTTGTTGGTTACCAATACTCACTTAAATTATTTAAGAAAAAGATTCTTGGTTAACAAATATCTAAAGGTATTTTCTATAACTCCGTTTTCCCCATACCAGTCTTCAATACTGGATAAAGTAGGAGTTAAACGGGTAAACTGTGAATTCCAATCAATAATATTTTCGATATAGTTTCCAGAATAAACAGGATTAAACTGATAAATGTAATAATTTGTTGTTACGGGTTGAATAAATCCATATCCCTCAAAACTGCTTAAAGGGTAAATTAAAGCACCGTTTAAATCAGGCACCGGTACTATATTAATAGATCCGTTAAATTTATTTTTTAATACTATTTTAGTTCCTGCAGTTACAAAATCAGTTAATGTATTGTATATTGGGCCTATACTTTGAGGCAATTCGGGTGTTAAATCAGGTACACCCCAAAGCTTTGAACGAGGTACCGATGCTATATCAAGCATATTACGGATTTCAACCGGAAAATTAGCTCCATAATCAGATGCTGCAACGCCTGTTTGTTCAGCTAATGATAAAAGCTGGTCAATATTGCATGTATCAATATCAGAATGATTCATAACAAAATTAGCAATTTTTTCATAGACAGTTTGACCTAAGTCTTCATTGGCACTCAAGTACCCGGTACCAACAGCGGCGGCAAAAAATTGATCAAATAAGGTTGTATTGGAATTTAAATTTTCTGGTAAAGCTAAAGATTTAAAATAGTCTGAATTATTAAAAGATTCGTTTATCCTTCGAATAGTATTTTTATCTTCAAATTTTAAAATATTAAAGGATCGAGACTGGCCTGAACATACAACTACTAATGATTCAGGATTTGCATATTTTTGATACCATTTGTTACCTGTCCAGTCTCCGGTAGCTTGTGCTGACTTATAATTATAATTTCCTTCTTCTGTATATGTTGAGCCATTGTCGAGATTAATATAATAACCTTGAGTATTGTTAGGCTTTATTTTAAAAATTCTTTCTCCCTCTAAGGTTGGTGTTGCTGAAAGAAATACCCAAGCATTGTTATTATAAGAATCTATAACCCATAAACGATTATAAACGTCAACAGCTAAACCACCGAAATCTTCATCAGTTAAAAATTCATTAGGTTGTGGTGTTTGTTCTTGTAGTTCGCTATCTACAAGCAATTCTCCATGGATTTCTATATCAAAATCTGGAGATTTAATTAGTTCAACATGAGCCTCTCCGATTGATTCTGTTTTCCAAAGGTATAAGCTTTGATTTCTAATATCATAATAACCAAGACTACGAACACCATAAGTAAACCATAAATTGTTAGATCTATCAAGAGCTAAATACCCCGGTCTTGCTATACCAGAAATTGTACTCATTAATTGTGTTGTTGTTGAATTATATAGACGTATATCACCGGTGGCACTTAGCACATTATAAGTACACCCAACCCAAACATTATTTTGAGCGTTTATCGCTATACTAACCGGTACACTATATTGTGGGAGTGTTATTGTGTTTAAAATATTTCCACTTAATCCGTATTGAACAAGTAAGCTACATAGAGGGTGTGCATAGGTTACCCAACAATTACTATTTTTGTCGGTTTCAACGTATGGTGGTTTATATAAAAAGTCACTGTCAAATTGGTAATCATAATAGGGTAAAGTTGTTGGTACACAACTAAAGAGTAAATTGAAGTCTCTATCAAATTTTAAAACTGAAACAGAATTAAATAATGTTATCCATATATTGCTATTTTTATCTAGCGAAATACCTGCAGGAGTATGAGCTGCGGGATTATTAACTACATCGAGTATACAAACCTGTGTAACCATAATAGGTATATTTGCCGGCAAGGGGGTAGAAAATACAAGCTGTTTATTTAAAGAATCGTGCGTGTAAGAAATGCCAGATTGAAATACTCCCCCTATATTAACAATAAAGTCGCTTTGACCGGTTTGTATATAATTTGAATTTCCTGTTAATGAAAACAATGTTGTAGGGGATGTAAATGTTTGAGACCAAGTTGCAGGGTTTATTAAATAAGGCATATACAGAACTTGAACTTCCGTATTTGCTAAAACTGGCTGAGTGAATGTTATTGTTTTACTTGAATTGTTTACTGAGTAGTTATTGTAAGATTGTAAAATACCATCAATAGTTACAAAATAATAACCTGGATTAGCGGATAAAGGTAATGTTGTAGGGAGGGGAAAAGTAGCCTGGTTAGTAGGTGATGCTGTAGTCCATACTGTTAAAGAATTGATATATGAATCGGGTAGTGTGGGATTAAAAATTTGTACTACGTCCAGCTTAATACCAAAACCTGGTGTTGGGTCTGGTGTAAGCAGTTTTAATATTCTTGTTTCTATATCTACTGTGTAAGTATCTGGTGGTTGCACAACGCCACCTAATGAAACTATATAGTTTTTTGATTCACTAGACAAATAATAAGGACTATATAAATAAAAATTATTTGATGAAAGCTGTGAAGACGTTATGGTATACTCCCAATGGAAAAAAGCTTTTTTATTAGGATCAAAATCGTTTAAAGAAGACAATTCAAAAGCTAATTCAAGCGTTTTTAAAATTTCTCCTGTCTCAGAAAATCTATATAAACGGTCTAATTCCGCATCACAAGCAACAAGACTATAATCAATTGGGTCGATAGCCATTCCATAAATGCCTGAGAACCCTGTCATGGCGTAATTAAAGGTTGAAGGGGTGGTTAGGGCAGGTACAGAAACCTCTTTTATAATACCATCCACTAATACATTATTTTCTTTAAAATAATTTATAGTTTTACAGTTTTCAGGGTATGGTAAAAATGTTATCTTATTAAGTGTGTTTTTTTCTGGATTAGACACCCAAACTGAAGTATTTGGGGCATAAGGTAACGGATAAAAAAATTCATTATTACTAATAGGGATTCCGGTATTAGCTGTCGTTGATCCGGTTATAGTTGTATTTGTAGCTGATTTATTAACTGTTATAGTGGTGAAAATGTAGCCGCCAGTTCTAAAATTATTTTCATCCACAGATTTAAAATATAAAGGAGATTCATCTACAGTGAACTCACTACTCAATAAATTACTTACAGATAACTTTAACAACGAGGTAGTGTTGGAAGCCGGGTATGTAAAAAGTACTTCACTCGTTACATCATTACTGCCTGGTATTAATAAAGATCTATTTGAATGACAGGTTATAAGTGTTGGTATTTTAATATCGGTCCATTGGGTTTGATTAACAGGGTCAATATAATTTCCGGTAACTTTTAATAGATTCGGAAAGAGATTGTTAACTTGCCAAATTATACCTGCACGTACTGTTTGATTGTTAGAATGTGAGCTATAAGTGTATGTATTTGAGTCTGGAGGATAATTAAATCCAGATGTCTGTAACGTTGCTGTAATAAAAATAGGGCATTCCGTTGTGGGATCTCCTGCGCTAATTGAATCTATATAATAAAATTCTGCAGTTCCGGAAACAGCTACTACTGTATTATTTTTATAAATGGGTGTTGGTTGTACAGATAATGAAGTTATAAAATTTAAATTTTTATCTGTAAATCTCCAGGACGGGTTTAAAAAATTCCATTTATCTGGTAAAAATTGATATGGAGTGGATTTTGAATTAGTTGCAAACAAATCAACAATTATAGGGTTGTTTGGATTCGAACTTATTACTGTAATTTTAAAAGGTTTATCAGTAGGTAGTCCCGGGTCTGAAAATCTTTCAGGTATATAAGAAAAACTTAAAAAATCTCTATATGCTAAATCAACACTAACTTGTTGATCAAAGGAAGTAGTGTTGTTATCAAAGTCAATAGCGGTTAATGAAATTGTATAGTTACCTGGGTATTTGTAAGTATGTGTCGGTGTTACAGTATCATAGACAATATTACTGTCACCAAAATTCCAAATATAGTTTTTAACAGATGCTCCGGTAGTTAAATTAGCAAATGTAAAAACAGTTGCTAACACATCTCCGGCTGTTGGTGTTACTGTAAAATTGGCCTGTAGCATGTTTAATATTCAACTGTTTCAAAAACGGTAGGTACGGTTGTTACTTTAATTTTGCTTGAAAGCGTTGCAAGATTATTGAAGTAAGGGTATTCAAAATATTTTAAAGGTATGTTGTTAGTAGTGACGCTTTTATCATTACTTGGGTAAATCGGGTTCCAATAAAAAAGTGATAATCCTTCGATGCGTTTAGAAGGGGTATCAGTTCTAGTAGTAAAGAATGTTTCAACACCGTCTACTCCTAAAATTTGTTGTGTTAAAGATCTTACATCAATAGTTTGACCCAATACTAAATTATCTCTATTAAAATAATTTGTGAAAATGTTAATTATATCATTTATAATTGATTGATTATCCCGGCGGGATGAAGTTCTTTTTATAATATCAAGTATACAAAACCTCTCTTCAGTAACAGGATCTAAATCAGTAATCGAAGAGGTAATTCCAAAACTTAAAGCTTTATAAACGGGGTCTATAAACGATGTTTCTGTTGTAGCCATTTTACTAGGAATTAGTGAAGAATTAATCAATTCTTTTTGTGCAGGCATTAGGTAGTTAAGACTTTGAGAACCTGAGCGAGGTACTACTAACAAATATACGTTATTAAAATTGCAGCTATCAGCATACTGTACTTGGTTAAATAGAGCTCTCTCTGTCTTTGAAGGGTTGGTTATTCCGATATCGTAAAAATATTTTAAATACCCGGAAACATAATCCCAGTTGTTAACGCATTTAACATCAGAAATTAAATTTACAAAATTTGTTTTAACAAACGTTTCATAGTCCCGGGTAGTAACAAGTCGGTATTGAGATCTGTAAGTAGCGGGAGCTGTTTTGCGAATCTCTTCAACACTTTCAGCTTCTTTAAAGTTTGTCGAACTTGTAGTGTTAGCAAACCTTACATTAATCATTTCACCATTAGTTAAAAATCTATACTGTTCACTAAAGACGTCATTTAATATTTCATTGTATTGTGTGGTGTTGTAACGAACTAAACGTGATTGATTTGTTAAAGCATTAGGGCCAACAATGCCTTCATACCCGGATGAGGCAAGATAATATATAGCTACTATGTCTCCGGGTTGTAGTTTTGAGCCATTAATATCGTTACCAAACTGTATTTCATAGCGCTTATTTTCATTTAATCTTATTTCGTATTTTTTTGCAGAACCAGATTCTAAAAATAAATTAACAGTTTCTGTATACTCATCCCATTTACCTGTTTGTTTAGATTTTACAAAAACATCAATATTAAAATGATCGGCTATATTATTCCCTGGGTTAAGTACTACGGTTTCATTATCTTCTCCGGTAGCTGTATATGCAGGATATTCTTGATATTGACCTTGAAATAAAAGTTTTTGTTCTGCTAATTCATTCAAACTTTCAACAGTGTTTGTTATCGTTTTAACAAATGTTATATTTTCGTTAAATGAAAACGGTATATTGTTAACTACAACATATGAGTAGCGAGGTATTGTATAGACCCCTTGGGCAAGATTTTGGGCTGAACATTCAAAAGATAATGTTGATGTTTGAAAACCAATTGGTGAGTAATCGATTAATTTAACTATACGATTGATGTTTTCGTAAAGCTGGGCTTCTGAAAACATAGATTCAGATGAAGTTTTATTAAGATAGTAAATTAATGTATGATAAGAATAAGCAATAATATCTATAACTGCAGCTAGGTTTGAACCAAGAAAATTTTGATCAGTGAATACTTTTTGTTCGTTTAATCTATCTAGAATAAGCTGGCGCAAAGACATAGCGTCAAACGCTACATAACCACCTTTTGAAATATCGAAGTTGTTATTTGATTGTGCCATATTTTATTTTGTTTTTGATTGAGGTAAAATTAGAAATGATTGTTTCTTAATATCTAAAACTGTATTAATAGTAGTTATGAGATTTAAGGTTGGTATTTCTATTATAATATTTATTAAGTACTGATTATTGTCGGGGTCTAATAATACTTGTACATTTTTAACAGTAACTCGTGGTTCGTAAACATTTATTGTAGAGAAAATAGTATTACCAATTATATTAGCATTCGGTTCGGTAATCGGGGAAAACAAAAATCTTGCTAAATTTAAGCCATATTTTGGAAATAAAAACCGTTGACCCGGTTTTGTGCTAAAAAGATTTTGTAAAGAATTTCTAATAGCTGCTAAATCAAATGAAGCTTTAATATCAGAACCCGGTACTGGTAAATTAAACCCCGGGGCTTCTTGGGTTGTTTGCGCAATGTCTAATGCCAAATCTTTATAAAGAAATCTTTGTTCAGTATAATTGTTGGAAATCTTTTCAAGATTTTTTAATTTAATGGCCATTTTACACTATTATTTAG